CTATGTCAACAAACGAACTTGCACATCTTATGGATTCGCATGGTTGGTTTGAAGATCCTTTAGTAAAATTAATGCTTAAATAGGAGAAAGATATGCTAGTAATATGCCCACATTGTGCCAAACCACATGAGGTTGAGGCTGAAAAAGTAATTAACAGACCAACTGATGAAGAGTTAATTGAGTTTGATATCTTTAGAGATAACTACAAAGGTAAGAAGCGAGGACTTAATACTGAGATTGATAACTTTATTAAGAAACATAAAGATTGGCAAGAAGTTATACCAATATTAAATCGTTTATATTTAGATTACGATAATCCAAAATACATACCAAACTTTTCAACCTTTATTAATCAAAGGCAATGGGAAATGTTTGATATAAAACCTAAAAAAATATCCAATCCATATGGTGAGGAATTCAATTGGAGGAAATCATGAAAAGATTAACCGATAAAGATAAATATCTTGATAAAGAAAAGACAAAAATTAATACTGCCTTACTAGATGTTGATGATGTACATATTAACTATGATGATTATCCAGATTTTTGTGATAGTTTTATAATTTCTGCTATATGGCATGATGGCACAGAATTAGTTGATGAAGAAATGGAACATCTAAATGATGACTCTCAATTTGTTTATGAAACAATAGAATCAAGGGCGTACTAACATGAAAACTTTAGCATACTTAATAATGTTATTGGTACTTATAATAAATGCTTGTGCCAGTATTTCAATTTACTTTTGGCTTAATGCTTTTCAACCTTTGGAGTGGTGGCTATGAGATATCCATTAGAATCAATTACCTCTGAAGAGGCAGTTATTGGCGGCTTACTGTTAGATCCTTGTGTTGATAGAGTGATGGCTACTAGGTTAACAGAGTCAGACTTTACTAATGAAAAGTTAGGGTATATCTTTAGGTGTATCTTTAATATGAAAAAAAACAAAAAACCTATTGATGCTATAACTGTAAGAGATTATATTAATAATGATTATCAACCTAACAATAGATCTTGGGCAGTTGATTTCCAGGATTTAGCAACTTTAACAGAAGGCTCTAAGAGTACTAAAAATATAGAAACATATGCTACTCATATAAGAGAGTGCAGAATTAAAAACGAGATTGAGAGTTGGAAGAAAGATATTGCTTACGACAACTACCAAGAAACTGTTTCTGAAATACAAAACCTACAACTAGAGCTTGAGGATAAAGATGAAAGTTCTGTTAAAGCTATTGTGGGTAAGACTGTCGACTACCTAGAAAACCTAACTTTTGGTAGTGTTGGTTTATCTAGTGGCTTTAAATCTCTAGATGCCTTAATAACTGGATTCCGACCAGAAACATTAACAGTCTTAGCAGGAAGACCTAGTATGGGTAAATCAACTCTGGCCCTTAACATTGCAGACGAGGTATCTAAGACTAAGAATGTAATCTTCTACTCGCTTGAGATGGGTCAAGTACAGTTGATGCTTAAAATGGCTTCCTCTCATTCATCAATAAATTTATCTAAAATAGATAACGGCAATATGTCTGATACTGAAGAAGGTGTTTTTTATAAAGAACTAGCAGACATTGGCAATCAGAACTTAACTATTATTGATAAAGGTGGTATGTCAATAAATGACATAGTGTCTAAATCTAGACAACTTAATAGTGAGAAGAAGGTTGACATGATTGTAATAGATTATTTGCAAATAATGAAGTACGATAAAGGTCGGGAGATCTCCGAACTTGGCAACATTACTAGAGAGTTAAAGTATCTTTCTAAAGAACTAGGAATACCCATAATACTACTGTCGCAGCTAAGTAGGAATGTTGAGCAGAGAGAGAATAAAAGACCTTTTATGAGTGATTTAAGATCATCTGGTGAGATTGAGCAAGATGCCGATATTATTATTATGGTTTATAGAGATGAATATTACCAGCCAGAATCTGAAGATAAGGGATTGGCAGAACTAATAGTATCTAAAAACAGAATGGGCCAGATAGGTTTTGTCAAGTGTGAGTTTCATGGGCAGTACTCTAAATTTAAAGATATGGAGGTAAATATTTATGACAGGTAAAATAAAACATGTAACACAAGAAAGATTGCAAGGGTTGTTTGAACTCACCGATAAAGGATTGGTTCGTAAATCTACCAATAAAGGTGCTTACATTCATAAGTCAACTGGCTACAAGTTACTTAAAATTGATTATCGTCAATACAGAGAACATAGATTAATCTGGTTGTATGTACATGGCACACTTCCTAAAACTTTAGATCATATAGATGGTGATAAAACAAATAATCATATTAGCAATCTTCGTAAAGCTACACCAAATCAAAATCAGCACAATACATTATTATCCACCTCTAATACATCTGGTGTAAAAGGCGTGTCTTGGAATAAACAACACCAAAAATGGAGGGCTAGGATTAAACTTAGAGGAAAAGAACATCATGTAGGATTTTTTAAAACCATTAAAGAGGCAGACTTTTACATTCGCAAAAAACGAGAAAAACTACATGGGGAATATGCAAATCATGGAGTATAATTCTTTGATGTTTAAAACAAAAAAACTTTTAATTATATTTATGCTAATACCAGTATGTATTGTCATCATGTTAATTAGTGGTTGTAGTGAATTTGACACTATAAGAAATGATAGGCTTGAATGTCATCCAGATAAATCACCAGTATGTGTTGGATGGAATAGGGGCATAGTGTTAGATGAAGAAGAGATACTTAATTTAAACTAAGGAGAATGATATGGAAGAAGTAAAAGAATTAATTGATAAAGTTTTAAAGAATAGAAGCCTAACTATATTTTTAGGTATTGTTGTAGTAGCATTATTCATGGGATGGGTTGGTGGATAAAGACTTTGTTAAAAACCCCTCACACTATACTCAAGGATCTATAGAAGCTAAAACTTTTATTGTCGATCAAGATATGACTTGGGCCATAGGGAACGCAGTTAAATATCTTGTAAGATATAGATATAAAAATAGAGGTGAGGGGCAAATACAAGATTTAAGAAAAGCTATCGAAAACATACAAATACAAATCGACAGTATGTTATGATAGGTCATGGCATTATATAACACAAAAGCATTAAGGTTTCAAAAGCTAGACGAGATAGCAGAGCATATTAAGTATGCTTTAGAATTAGCTAGAGAAGAAGACACTCCGAGAGATATCGAAATAAGATTTTTCTTATCACAAGTTGTAACAGATTTAGATATTTTGAGAGGCGAAGAGTATGGGGAACGAATTTGAACTACTAGAGTTTAATATAAATCCAGTTCCTGCCTCCAGACCAAGAGTTACTCGTTGGTCAACATACTACCCAAAGAAGTACACCCAATTTAAGCTAGACATGATAGCACTAACAAGTGAGTTAGATTTAATTCCATTTGAGGGATCACTAAGGGTGGATATAGGCTTTTATATTAGTATGCCTAAGTCATGGTCTAAAAAGAAAAAAGAATTGAAGGAATCCTCTTATTGTGATAATAATGCTGATGTAGATAATTACCTTAAAGCAATCCTGGATTCGTTAAATGAAGTAGTTTATGTAGATGATCGACAAATTGTAGAAATTTCTGCCAGAAAGATATATAGCAATAAGCCATGTATCAAATTTAAATACAAACCAATAGGGGATAAAGATGGAAATTAGTAGAGAGGAAATTGTGCAGCAGTTATCAGAAGATTATGGCAAGAGAGCTAAAATCCTCAATCTTAAATTCCAAGATGCTTACGATAAATATACTGAAAGATGTAAGCTAAGAACTTATGAAAATTTACTGTGGCAATTTACTTGTGCTAACTTAGGAAGATTACCAATCCTAGCCCCAAAACTTAGAAATGATGAATACATTATTTCTGCTGGTAATGATGACTGTGAAGATGGTGTTTGTAAATTGTAATAGATTGGTCAATGTATAATAAGTGTATTACAACTTAAGGAAAAGCAACATGGCAAAGGGAAGTGTGGTACACCAAATTAATATTAAAGTCGATCAAAAAGATTTGGCTCTAATAGATGCTAAAGCTGACAGGTACGGAATATCAAGATCAGCAATGATTAAACTGTTCTCTATTAATGGTGAGTTGACTGTCCAGATGGCTCAATCGCTGCAAAAACCTCTAAGCTAACCCCTGCCTAAATCTTTTTAGGGGTCTTAAATCAAGGATTTGGAGTCCTGTTTCCAGTTAACATTGGAACACTCATACGAAATTCACTTTTAGGATTATTTCCATGTACATATTTGTTCACAGTTCTATCTAAAGCCGACAACCCTCTAAGGGCTAAGTTAGTATAACCTGGGGCAGTATCGTATTTATCTTCTATATAAAACTCGTTATGTTGTGGTGCCGCTACAGTATCAAACTTACCTAAAGTAAACCATATCTCATCATAAGGTGATGGATTTGTTA